GAAGTTTCTCAGCTATATAAGCTGCTATTGGAACGCCAGTCTCAGGGTCGTAAGTTTCAATTAACTTAGCAACACCTTCTGGTCCATACCTTAATTCACTTGCTAAAGCATCAACATCTCCTTCATATCTTCTATTTCTAGGTACAGAATTTAATTTATCAATTGCTACTTTTCTTATAGTACCTTCTTGAGTTTCTACTATACTATTCAAAGCTTCAACGCCCCTAGTATCATATAATTCTTGTGCCTTTTCAGATAAAACAACACTATCTTCAGCAACTATACTATCTATGGTTTGTAAAGCTTGCTCTGCTAAGTATATTTTTGAATTTAAATCAGCTTCTAAATCAGTATCACCATTTATAACAGCACTGTCTAAATCATTGTAAAGGTCAACAAGCTCTAAAGCTTTTTCATCTCTATTTTTAAATAAACTTTTTGGCTGTATTCTTGATTCTGATTCTGAAGCTATTTTGTTTAATTCTTCTTGTTTTACTAAAAACTGCTCTTCATATGTTTTTACAGCAGCATTTCTTTGTTCTTGAGTTATTGTTCCATCTTCAAGTTTTTGATCTAATTCATAAACACCGTTACTAATAGCATCAACATCGTCTTGTATCTTGGATACTCTATCAACTTGTTCTTCAGTTAATTTATTTACTTTTGCTTGAGATCTCAATGTAATGTCTGCTACTTTTGCTTCTTGTATTTTTATACCAGCTTCAATTTCAGCTTTTACTTGAGGATCTGTAGTTGTTGATAATGTTTTTCTTAAATTTGCAATTTCTTCTATTGCATCGTTTTGAGCAATAGTTTCACTGTAACCTCTCATAGCTGCAGTTGCTTTTTTAAGTTTAAGTTTGCCTTCACTGTCATCAAATTTTGGCCCACCTCTCATTATTCCACCACCAACAAAACCTTGTAAATATGATTCTAAGCCTTGTTGAGAAAACATAGCTTTTTGCATTGCGTCAGATTTATCTTCATCTTTAGCAGACGCAACATTAACTGCTTCTAAACCTGTTTGAACCCACTCTGTTAAACCTTCTTTATTTCCAGACAACAAAACATTAGAAAAAGTTTTATTCATACCAGACTTAACCAAACCGTTTATCATCATTTTACCTGCACCTTTCAATCCAGCTCTTTCAAAAATACCACCAGCAACACCAATACCTATAGAAGTCCAGGTGTTTTCCCCACCATCAGTTTCTTCCATGTATTCGTTTAAAGATTTACCTTCTTTTTCTGCTAAAGCTTCGTTATAATCAACATAAGCTCTACCAACCATTTCTGGTATTAAAGAAGTACCTCCAGATAGAGCGCTTGTAAAAGCTGTAGAACCTATAGAAGTTAAACCATTAACAATACCAGCAATTAATTCACCTGATCCTTTTATTATTTCCCCTTGACCTATAAGCTTTGCACCTTCTGTAATTGATCCAACCTCACCCATTTCAGCCTCTTGCAATTGTTGTTGCTGTAAAGCTTCATCAGCTTCATCAGCTGTCATTGTGCCAAAATCTTTAAAAAACTGCGGTATATCTTCGTTTGCTAAAAAACTATCAATAAGTTCATCTCCAAAAACTTTTCTTACAATACTGTTAACACCAAAAGATGCGTTAGGTATAGCCTGTTGTATTTGATCAACCATGTTTCCAAAACTATTCAAGATTTTATCAAAAGAACTTATTTCTTCTAAAACAGGTTGACCTGTAATTTCATCTAAAATAACTTCTCCAGCTTCGTTATATGTATAACGATCTTGATTGTTTTGCTCTCTTCTAGCTACAAGTTCAGCTTCTTGTCTAGCCTCTCTTTCTTCAACAGTTTCATCTAAATTTCTACGACCACTGCTCCATAAATCTACTGGATCTTGATTTATAAGATTTTCATCCATGACAATAGCATCAGGGACGATTGTATCTTCAGAAACTTCAAAATTAATTAAATTATTAAAATTACCTTCTTCTTTTACAATTAAATTACCAAACTCATCGTACTCTTCCATAGAATAATATTATTTTTTACGTTTAAAAAACTTAGCCAACTTGTTTAGTGGTCCTTTGGATGTTTCGTAATTAAAATTAGTATAATCATTAGAAACTCCAAAAACTTTAGCTGATATATATCTAGCTAACTCATTAGGATCTCCATTTAAATAACTTTCAGGAATAACTCCTATTGATTTACCCTTATCAATTATATGAACTTTTCCGTCTTTTGGATTTATTTTTACTGATCTACCTGTTTTGTTTAAACTAGTTGCACCCCAAGACTCTATATTGTCTCTTGACGGCGCTTGTGATTCAGATAAACCTCTACCCGTACTTCTTTGATATCTTTCACCTTCTGTCCCGCCTCTGTTTATGTTTGTTTGAGAGTTAATTCTAGATGTTTGTGCGTTTGCTTCAGCTATAGTTAATTGTCTTTGCTGACGATCTGCAGTTAATTGTTTAAAACTTTCAAATTGTTTTAATTCATAGTTTTCGCTAGCCTGCTCAGTAAAACGTTTTTCCATTTCATATTCAAGCCTACTGCTATACTGCTCACCATCAGGACCTTCATAACTACCAGAGTTTAAAGCATCATTCATTTCGTCGATAGAATAACCGGCGTGGTCTACAGCTAAAGATTTTAAACCATTTTCTCCTTGAGTTTTTAAGAAACTATCAAAAGATGCAGCAACACCATTTTGCCATTCTTGAGACCCAGCTGGATTCTCAGGAGTTGGACCAGGTATACTAGACATAACAACCCTGCCGTTTATACTTCTTTCTTCAGGCTTCATTAAAGCTTGAACAGTAGGTAACACTAAAGATTGAAAGTCATCCACCTTGCCTATTGGCTGGGGCATTTGATTTAACTTATTAGCTGGAATGCTAAAAGGTTCACCGTCAGCTGTTTCTCCTTGAAAAACAAGTACATTATTATCATCTATACCAAAACTACCCTTATTGTTGAGTATAGCTTGGAAGTACATTTCTTGATCTTTAGGTATTGCTCCACTTAAAGTTCCCTGAGCTAAGCCTTCTGAATACATACCTGCAGTTGCAGATATAGCGTCAACCATTCCTTTTACTTGAGGTACTTGGCCTTGTAATTTGGCTGATTCAGCTGCAAAATAAGTACTGTCAATTTCTCCTTTTTCTAATTGAGAAACTAAACCACTATATTTATCTACAAGATTTCTACTCATATCTTGCATGTAGCTTTGTAAAGGCGCAAATTCAGTTTCTGAAGACACCATTAAACCTTGCATGTTCTTAGATTTAATTTCAGCTAACTGCATTTCTCTAAGTCTTTTCTGCTCGGCTCTTTCTTGGTTTTTTATACCTCTTTCTATATCAGCGTCAATATCTTTTGCAGCAGAATCTAAACTTACATATGTATCATATGGATTTTGTCCTGGAGCGTATTGAGTGTTTATTGATGATCTTACTGCCATTTTATAATTTATTTAAATTTAACATATTAACCTTTACCACCTAATAAAGATCCAAGAGGACCCATAGCAGCTCCAGCAACTCCAGCAATACCACCAATTAAATCGTTTGTAGCTTGTTTTCTAGCATTGTCACCAGCTGCTTTTCTTCCTGCAGCAATGTCAAATAAATCAGATTGTTGAGTATATTGACTTTCTTGTATATCACTCATTCCTTGAGCTCTAAATTGTGCCATATTATTAGCAGCACTTTGATTTGCCATTGCAAATTGATTCTGCGCACCTGCATTAAACTGTGACATGTTATTATCTGCGCCAAATTGAGATTGTGCAAATTGATTATTTGCTCCAGCATTAAATTGATTCATAGCGTTTTCAGCACCAAATCTTGATTGTGCAAATTGATTTTTAGCATTTGCTCCAAATTGTGCTGCTTGATTTTGAGCAGCTGCACCAAATTGCGCAGCTTGATTAGCGGCACTAGCCCCAAACTGTGCAGCTTGATTTTGTGCTGCAGCTCCAAATTTAGCTGCTTCGTTACTTGCTCCTACATTAAACTGTTGTTGACCTAAATCAAACTGAGATGCTAAATTTCCTTGAGCTAATTGACTTTGTTGAAGTTGAGATTCAGCAGCAGCTCTCATTTGCTCGTTAGATTTAACTTGTCTATCTATATCAGCTGATATACCTGCTTTAGATTTTGCAGCAGCATTAGCTAAAGCTGTAGCACCACCTGCTCCAGTTCCAGCTTGCGCAGCTAAGTCTTGAGATGCAGCTAAAGCTTGATCAGCTTCTCTATTAGCCATGTCAGCACCTGCAGTAGACACTTGTAAATTATTCATTGTATTAGTAAGACCCGTGTCTGCACCTCTAGCTAAATTACCTACACCTGTTCGTTCAGCACTATAACCCTGTGAGTCATAACCTTGTGAGTCATAACCTTGAGCATCGTAACCTTGAGCTTCTCCTAATGTTGCCATTGCAGCTTGATCTGCACTACCAAGAGTTCCAGCTGTAGCTTGAGCAGCGTTACCTAATTGTTGTGCTTCTAAACCAGCATAAACATCATTAAATTTAAAATCTGAAAAATTTTGTTTTGCTCCCGCAAACTCTTTATTTGCTGACTTTTGTTCTCTTCTTCTTGCTCGACCACCAAATAGTGATCCGACTCCTTTAACTATACTTCCCATTAGTATTTCATTATTAATTCATAAGATGGAGTTTTATCTACATAATACTCCGCTTTTTTATATTTTTCTAATAATATTCCTTTTTTTGCCCATGCAAATGCATACTTATATCCTAAGTCTTCAGCAAAATCAGTTGTAAAATCTACTAAGAGTTGCAACGCATCACTTCTGTCCGTATCACGATAATCTTTATCACTAATAACAACAGCTGGAATCGCAGTCTTACTATTTGTCATCCACAGCCACATGGCTGCAATAGGATCTTCTCCTTTGCAAACCATAAAACCGCCTAGACCTTTTCTTTTTTCTTCTTGTTCATCACCAACTTTAAAAGCACCTGGTAACATATCTCTAGGAAAACCTTCTTGATTATAAGCTTTCCACCACTTTGGTAAAAAATCCCAATCGGATTCTTGTAATTTTCTAACTTGTAATTCCATATAATTTAATTTGATGAATTAACTGCTTCTGCATTTAAAGCAAACAATTCTTTTTGTGTACCTGCATTAGCCACGGGTAATTTTAATTTAATTAAAGCAAATGCACCTTTAATTCCACTTACTATTTTGTTGTCTGTTTGTGTTAAAACACCATTGACAACTATATAATTTGGTTCAGATGAACTTATAGGTGCAAAGTATTTGCCCTCTTTGTTTTGAAACGGAAATGTAACTACTGTTGCCATACTACGCTTGGTTTATTGTTATATCTATATCAGTTAATGGTGTTATTCTATCATTAGTACATATCAATGTTGCACCACCTACTCTTGGTGCTCCAGTACCGTTTGCTGTAGCTCCAAGTGTAAATGAATCTCCTGGTGCTAAAACTATAGTAGCATTTGCTGATCCGTTTAATAAAACCCAACTATCTACTGGTTGTACTTTAGCTGTAACATTTCCTCCGTTTGAAATTACAGTTACAAAATCACCATTAATGTTAATAGATTCACTAAAATTACCTCCATTTCTTAATACAGCAGTTTGTGCTCCACTTCCTGATTGAACAGGTGTTGCTACTGTGTTAGAATTAAATACTGGTAATATATTTGTTATTGTTAAAGTACCAAAACCAGAGGATGTTAACAAACTATTGTTTTTACTTGTAGATTCTCCTAATCCATATGCAACATTAAAACTGTTTAATGATAAAACTTCTGTAACAGTACATGTATATGTTATTATTGATGTACGAGTACTAGCAGCGTCATAAGGTCCAGTATAATAACTTGTTCCAGTAGGAACGTTTCCTGGAAGCACCATTACTCCATTAACATTACCTTGTTCCCAAGTTAATGTAGGTTTTATTGTAGCAGCTCCATTTACTGTAACTATACCAGCTGTAGCTGATGTTGGAACAGTTATTGGAATTTCAACAGTAACATTATCTCCAGATCTACCAAAAGTTGCAGCCTGTGGTAACGTTGACGCTGGCATTGCAGCGGTACTAACTGTTAAATTAGAACTTTCTATATAATAATTATTTGAAACGGCAGTTGAAAATTGTATTGGTATACCAGTACCAGCACTAGTAAATGTTAAAGAAGCTGGAGTTATTGAAGAGTTTGAAACCGTTTCTTGAATATTAACCGTCAACAATGCAACTGTAAATGCTAAATCAGCACCAGTACCACTTATATTTAATGTTTGTATACTATTACTACTACCTACAGTGTGTTGAACTAAGAAAACTAATTTTCCGTCCGTTATAGTTGATGGATTTGTTATAGTTAAAGAACTTCCAGAAGCTTGTGTTAATATTACATTACTTACATCATCAAAAGCATACTGTGAATTTAATGGTGTAACAAATATTGCCCAACTAATTCCAGTATTTTCAGCTGAAGTAACTGTATTAGCTCCATTAAAAATAGATTGAGGAGCAGCTCCAGATAATTGTAAGGTTGTATTATAATTAACAACAGTAGTAGGAATAGTACCGTTTGATCCAATATCAGTCTGTATATATTCTAGTTCCCATCCAGAAGTTCCTTCATAACTTAAAGAATTAAACTGCTTTATTAAAGAAGGAGCATCGTTAAATATAGGAACAACATAAGATTCAGCCGTTCCACTTCCATAAAAATTATTTCTTGTAACATTATTACTGTGGTGTTGCCATAGATCTCCTCCGTTAAAAGTATAATAAGTATTATTTAATGAAACTCCACTTTCTTGTTTAAAAGATCTATAACTAGTCCAACCGTTTGATCTATCATCAAAACATAATGTTAGATATCCATCTGCAGCTGTTGCAGCATTAGTATCTGGATTACTATCATAACCATTACCAATTAAAGTAAGTTCATAAACTCTACTGTATTCATCATAAGAACCAACAACTTCAGTTGCATTTTTTAAAGCATCTCTAAAGAAATCACCCATACCAACTTGTGATATTTCTTGTATTCCGTTTTGAGATAATCTTAAAACTGTTCCTCTGTTTTTATCAGTAAAGTATCTTGAAAAACCATAAGAAGCAAAAGAGTTAGGATCTTTAGCTATACCAAATTGTCCTGCATAAGCTGCTATAGTTCCTAAAAACTGTGTATTACTAGTTACAGGAACTGCGCCACCTTCTGCTGAATAAATAAAATCTTTATCTATAGGTGATCTTGAAACTTTATCTTCTTGAAAAACTACTATTTGAGTATCATCTGCAAATAACTTCTGTATTGAACCATTTATAGGATCAAGAGATACAGTTAGACCGCCTTCAGACTCATTAAATTGGTTTATATAGTTTATACCAGTTCTAGAGTTTAAAAGTCCACTAGAGTGTATTAGAGTGTTGTCTCTTCTTTCTTCTGTAAAGTTTTCTTGAACAACATAAGCTCTAACACCAACATCAAAAAACGGTTCATTGTAACCAGCTCTAATTCTATTTATTTCTATGTGATCATTACCTACTCCACCTGGATCAAACGATAATAATATACAATTGAAAAAATTAATATCAATAGCTGTAGCTGGTATGCTTCCAACTAAACCACCTGTAGATGTTTCATAAAATATATCTAATTCAGAGCTAACTGGTTCTGTTTCAAAAACACACAGACCACTAACTACTGGATTACCAGCTTGATCTAAAGTTGTAACTAATGCTTGACCAGAAGGATTACCAATAGATTGTATTTTAGTTAAATTAGATTGAGGTGATGTATATACATTGCCTCCATTTAAATATTTAGGATAAACGGATACATCACAAGGCGATATACTTGCTGCTGTAGTTGGTGGTATAGCAGCTGTTTGATCTCTAGGTATTTTGTTTATACTATCACCTAAACGATTAACTACATTAACACTGTCAACAGTAGATATCCAATTATAATATTCTTGTTCTCTTTGTTTTACAACAACTCTATAAGAATAAGCCCATGCTGGTATCTGTGTAACATCTGCAAAAGTTAATCTTAAAGCATTAAATGCTGTTGTAGAGTCTGCATTTCCAGTGTTTGGATCTATAAAAACAGTATCAACCCCTGAACTAGATAGTATAACTGGAGATTGTCTACCAAACTTATCAGCTAAAACAATACCTACTTGATACGTACGTCTAGATTTTACTGATTGATTTTCTAATACACTATTTCTAGCAGAAGTTTCACCAGTTCTTTCAACACTAAAAGCAATAGAAGGTATGTTATAGTTTTGTAAAAAATTACCATAAACTAATCTACCACCACCAACTTCTTGAGATTTAGCTTTTCTAGGTACAGCATCATAAACTCTAGTCAATTGATCTCCAGGTAGTGTTCTAAATGGATCTGTAGATGCGTATGTAAAGTTAATAAAAGGTTCTGTTGTAACATCTTGATCATCAACAACATACAAAGTTCCTGATCCAGACTCTTTATATATTAATTCAACATTTTTTATACCATAACCTGTTGGTGTAGGTACTGATAATTGAACTTGGTTTATTGCATTTACAAAAGTTTCAATTTCTCCGAAATTACTTAATGAAGAAGATATAGAATCTATTTCATTTAATCTTGAAAAAACTATTGGTGAAAATGGTGCTAATGTGCTATATTCATTGTCTTCAAATTTCCATCTATACGAAAACCTAATAAGTTTATCTTCCATAAAAGTAGAAGATATTGTTGCTTCTCTAGTTGTAGCAACAAGTGTTGGAGATTCGTAAGGTGCAAATTTACATACAGATATTAAATTATCAATATCACCAGTTGTTGCATAATATGTAGTATTATTTCTAGCTGTTACAACGTTTATTTTTCTTGGATAATTTCTATTATCAGTCCAAAATAAAAGATCATCTACTAAATTTATACCTGTTATGGAATAACTTGTGTGAAAATTTAATTGTTGAGAAACTACTAATGCAGTTAATTGTTTTGTTTTTTGATCATACTCATATATACCGTGGTTACCAGTGTTAGTTTCATTGTATATAGAATTTGTAGTAACAAAATAATATATCTTCTCACTACCACCATCTCCAAAAGATCCAATACATTTAGCATTACCAGAAAGTCCGCTTTGAGCTACCAGTTCGTTGCCTAATAAATTCTCAACAGCACCAACATCTGAACCTTCTGATTGTCCTATGTTAATATTTAATGCTTCTCGATATTCACCGGGAGGTACTATTCTATCATCTAAATCTCGGTTCATTTTACCGACATTAAATGTTCTTTTCATTTCTGGCATAGAAAAATATTAGTGTTTAATCCATTTAGCTTTGTTGCGAAATATTTGAGTCATTTCTTCAACTTTCATATTAGCTAGTCTAATTTTAGCATTTCTAGTTTGAGCTGCTGCTTCTTTTTTGTATAATCCTGCCGCGCCTGCCGCTGAAGGTCTTATTTTACATAAGTTATAAAGTATAGTAGACATAACAGCATCTTCTGCCATTTTAGGTACTAATACATTATCAAAATCTCCATTTTGACCAAGTCCATCAGATATGTAATTTAAAGTTATGTATGTATCTTGAGGAAAGCTTGATGGAAAATATATTTGTCCTGCATTTAAATCAAGAACAAATGTACCATTAACATTAGCAAACTGAGGAGTTAAACCATATCTAGCACCATAGTAACTAAAATTTACTGAATCAAAGTTGCCATAATAAAAAGAGCTAGCTGCTTCCTCTATTTCTTCAACTGATCTTCCTTTTTGATATCTATCTATAGTTTCAGATGTTTCTGCAAATATAATATTACCATCTTGATCATATAGATAATGATAATTTTCATCTTGTGCCACACTTTGATTAGCTCTAGTGGTTGTGCTTGGAAGTATTGTTCTCATAACACCATTAACATCTGTCCACTGTATGCTTTTATAATTAACATAATCAGATGGCAAAGACATTTGTCTAGTTGAACTAAGCTGTATTTCTAAAGCTTTTTCAGAATGAAATGTATCATAACTAAACTCTTGAACAGCACGTTGAGCCCAAAAAGCTACTTCATACCTTGGAACTTTAGTAAGAACTTTACCATCTCCAATGTAAGCTACAATAAAATTATTTATTATATCATTTAAATTTGTTCTCCTGTAGTAACCAGGGATAGCTAATCCAGTTCCGCCATCTAAGGCTGAATAATTATCTACATCTAAAGGTCTTCTTGATACTGCCATTATTGTTCAGTTGCTGCGTTTTGTTGTTCTTTACCTTGTGCAAATCCTGCTACGTCTGGTTGTTTTATAACAACACCAGCATAGTTTAGTATGTTTACTACTAAATTGTTTTCTTCAGATGGATGTAATTCAAAATTATAAGATTTTGCCGCTACATCATAACTGTCGTTGTCAGGATCAAAAGCAGTAGGATCATAATAAGGTATTGTTCCGTTTGAAACATAACCCCATTTAGGCCTTACAGGTTGTTTTAAATAATCTAATTTAACACCTGTAGTTATTGTTGAAGGATAAACAACAACACCACTATCTGTCAAAGTATACACCGGCTGTTTTTTTACTGGTGCAGTGAGCGGAGATAAATTTATATATTTTATTTCTTCATTAGAAGCTCTATCAGCAACTATATCATCTACAGAAACAACTCCAACTCTATATAAGTTATCCGGATATGTAAATTCATTATTTAGTTTAGTTAAAGCTAACTCTTTGTAAAATACACTTATTTTTTCAGCTAAATATGTATTTGGGTCTGAAAAATCACTGGTTAAAAATGCATTTAATTCATAACCTGCTTCTCTAGCAAAATAACTAGCAAATATTTCATTCTGTGCTTGCTCAGCTAATCTATTAAATTCATCTGGTGTTATATATCCACGATTATCTTTGTTTGTTATAACAAGAACAGATTGGTATACATTGTTTATATTAACCATTTATCTTTGTTTATTATTAATTTAGTTGATGTAAGGTTGATTTCTCACCTTACATCAGTTTAAGCTACGAAAGCTTTTTAGTAATTGATTTCATTAAATCAACACCTTCATCTGTTTTAAAGTATTGAGCTAATGCTCCATAAGGATGTTGGTCAAAAGGAACTGTCATTATTTTTTTACCATTAGAACCTAGTTTAAAGACTGTATTGTCGTCTGTTAAATTTAATATACCTGTTTCCACAGCTCTATTAGCTAAGTTTCTTAATGTTATATCTTCATCTTCCGATAATTCTATAAATAAATGAGGTTCAGCTCTTGCAAACCTATAAGCATCTCTTTTTAATTCTTTAGAAGTTAAATCAGTAACTGCTGATCCTAGTTCAGTTCTCATGATAGCTTCTAAATGAGATATATCAAGAGTTTGAACAAGATTTAAGGCTTTTAATTCAAATTCAACATCTTCAACTTCGTCTGTAGCAATAACTTGATCATCAATTTCATCCCACTTTTTATTTGGATGATAAATTGATAATAGTTTTTGAAGATTAACCTCTGTTCTTGGAACATTTAATATTCCATCTTGAAATATTACATGCTGCAAAGTACTATACCCATCTTGTTCTTCAACAAATAATGATCTTTGATTTGAGGCTAGCCTTAATTCTCTGTTCATACCTGTTTCTTCATCAAAATAAAGTAAAGGTTTTTTGTGTGTATGTTTAGTTTGAATTGTATAAGTTAAAGGACTCATGTTATTTTTTAAAATGTACACTCTGTCTTTAATTTCCCAATCACTTTTTTTTATTTTTGTTTTTGTTGTAGTCATAATTAAATAATATATAATAAGAATACTGGGCTCCGAAGAGCCCGTATCCTATAGTTAAAAAATATTAAGCTTTGAATAACACAAAGTTATTAGCCGCTTGTGTAATAAGACATCTTTCACTTAAGTAAGCAATTCTCATTTCATCAATGTCAGTAGTAGGAGCACCTGTTCCAACAGATCCTGTAATCCAAGATTTGTTTTTACGGTTTTCTGTTTCTGAAGCTCTGTATCGGATATGCAAGAAAGGTCTTTTGATATTTTGACCTAATTGCTGATCGTATACTGTAGAAGTACCTGCTGGTACTAAAGCACCTTCAATATCTCCAAAACCTCCACGAGTCGACCAGTCATTTAAATACTTCCAGTCAGTTTTGTAAAAGTCATAAGATCCTCTACGGTATCCTGTAAATCCTAGATTAAGAGCCATGTCAGAGCTATTGTTAAATACACCATAAGATGTACCATGAGCATGGTTAGCTGTTCCAGCATATGCACCATTTTGCATAGCAAGAATATCATCAATTTCTAGAGAAAGTTCACGATTTAAGAAAAGCATGTTTTCTTCAATTGCTCCCTGCTTATCTAATTGCTGAAGAACTGCATCAAAATCTGTTAATGCACCACCACCTGCTTGAGCAGCTGCTTGAGCACCAAATCCTGTGTAAACATTTCCACGTGCTTCTAGAGCAGCGAAGAAACCTTCAGTACCTTTAGCATTTTGATTGTTTCCTGCAACAGTAATAGAACTAGAACCTGCAGTATAGCCTAAAGCTATTCCGTTAGCACCAGCTTGTCCGCCTGTTTTAAGAACACCTTCAACCATTGACATCTCTAAATAATCTTCCCAACGAAGTCTTACTTCATGTTCTGCTTTCATGTACCATAAATATCCATTAGCTCCATTTTCAGAAGTAACTTCAATCCATCCAATCTGAGCTGTGTCAGATCCATTGATAGCATAGTTATCTTTTAAGATGATTGGTGAATTACTAAACGTAGCATAGCTAGGGTTTAAAGATTCTGTAAAAGTTCCAGTACCTTTAGCAAATTCATTACCATAAGCAACAGCTGTAACTCTGCTAGCTACTAGTATTCCGCCGTGAGCTACGTAACATTTGATTTGAAAGTTTTGTCCAGAAACTGCTGTAACAACACCTTTTATAACCTCACCTGCTCCACCTATTGCAGAAGTTGCACTAGTTTGTGTTTGCACCATAACTGTTGCACCAACTCTAAAGTTTACAGGCTCAGTTTTATCAATTGTTGATCCTGTGCTTCTTGGTTGTGCAGTTGGTACGCTAAAATTAAGTGCTGTACCTGATACTCCTGCTACAATTGCCGCTGGAACAGCTCCAGCTGGTAAAACACCTGCATTTCCTAAAGGAATTACATTAGCATAACGAGTGTGTAAACGTCCTTGTTCTGTCCAGATAATTTGATCTGAAGTTGATGGCATCTCTGCCGATACCATACGTAAAAAAGATCCAATAGAACGATTTCCGTAACGTTCTACTTCTTTTTCATATACATCTGGTAAAAATTGTTGTCCCCATTGTTCAAAGCCTGTTGCTTGAAAATCTATATAGTTTCCTGAGTACATTGTTTTCGACTGCGTTGGTTGTAACGCTGCCGGTATTCCTGCTGTAAAAGCCATTTGTTTTGATTTTAAAAATTATTATTTATTCCATTTTACTCGCAATTTAGAAGAATCATTACCAGAAACAACTTTAATTTTTTGACCATTGGTGTTAACAATGCTTGTATTATCTGCCCTTGGTGACATATCAATGTTTTTAGATAATTTAGCTTGTTCACGTATGGCATCGGCACGGCCTTGCTCATAAAAATGATTAGCTATTTTATCTGCATTGCGTCCAGCAAATAAAGCTTTGTGATATCCTTTAGCATCTGCTACAGTACCATCTTTTCCAATATATTCGTTTGCAAAATTTTTAATATCAGATTGGAAATCTTTCACTTTAGTTTTATCTTCCACTTTAAACCTATATTTGTTTTTCCCTACGCTAAAATCAAAACCTTTGAAATCGTCAGAAAAAACATCATCAGTTTTACTTAAAAAATCTTTCTGAAGTGTTTCACTTTCTTTTATTAAATCTTGTTGTTTATTGTAATAATCATAAGCTTCTTTATATTCTGGAGCTATATCATTTTGCTTTCTTAACTTAAGATCAGCGTAATATTTTTCCTTACTATTTGTAAAGTGCTTTTGAGCATTAAATAGTTCTTCTTTAAAAGCTAATTGCTTAGCTTTAATATCTGACGGATCGTCCGTCTCTGCATCATATCCAAAGTTTTTATTGAGTATAAAATCAATATCACCTGAATCTAAATGCGGTTTAGTTTTATTATAATATTCTCTTAATAAAGATGTATTATCATATTTTGATATATCTTTATTTAGTTCAACATAGTCTTCTAAAGTACCACTGGTTTCATCCATGAACTTTATTAACTTGTCTATATTTTCCGGTAAAATATTAGGTTCTTCTTTTTCAATAACCTTTTCTTCTATTTTTTTAACCGGTGTTTCTTTAGTTTCCTCTTCTTCAATTATCAATTCGAGAGGACCGTTTGATTGTTCTACTTCTTTTTCTTGTGTAGTATCTTCTTTATTGGATTCGACCCGTACTTCGCTGTCCACTTTTTCGCTATCTCCGGTTCGTTCGCCCACAGGAATTTCCTTTGTTTCTCGCTCTTGAATGGCATTGTCTTCTTGTTCTTTAAATTTATCTAAATCAATTTTAACAACACCATCAACTTCTTTTGGTGAGTATTTTTCATCTACTTGACCATCTGAAACAGCTTGTTCTAAAACTTTAGATTCTCTTTCTTGAGGTGTTGGAGCTGGAGTGTTGTCTTCTACAGCCTTAACTGTAACTTGTTCTTGTTCTTGTGTTTGTTCTTCCATAATTATATATAATAAAATATTTACTTGTTACTTATTTAGGTGAAAATCTTGACAGATCAATACCGCCTAAAACATCATTACCTTTAGATTCAAAAGATTTTGCTGGTTTACCACTACTAGGTGGTCCAGATAAACTTGCTGTTGAAGTTTTCATAGCTGCAACAGTTTCTTGAGTTTGACTCTGTTTTTCAACTAACTCTTTTTGCGCTCTTAATTCTAATTCTTTTAATTTAACGTTTAATTCATATTCAAACTGCATTAACTCTCTTTTAGTTTGAGCTTCAACTTCTAGTTTTTTAATTTCAAATTCTATATCAGCTTGTCTATATTGTATTTTAGATGCTGTTTTAATTTGCTCTGCTTGAGCTTTAGCTTCTTCTATTTGAACTTGAGCAGCGCCTTGAGCCTCAGCTTGAGCTACGCTAGCCGCTTGAGCTTGTTCTTGATCCATTTGTTGTTTTCTAACTCTTCTAATCTTTAGTAATTGATTAGCAAGTTTTAGATTCTTAACTTCTCTTATGTCAATAGCATCTTCAAGATTTATACTATCTCTTGACAAAGCTACTTGAATGTTTGCTTCAAGTAAAGATTTTTCTTCTTCATCAGGCATTAATTCTAAAAATATACCAAAGTCATGTAAATGAAGATTTTTCATCTCTTCTAATGAGCCTACTGAAAATTGGCCTAAAGCTCCTATAAAAGCTTCTTTTGTTGGATGAAACTCTAAAACATCTTTAAACCTTAAACATATAGCTTCAGCTAAAGCTAAAGTTATATACATACTAGAAGAAAGTATATGTCTAGTAGCCGTATTACTATTTGCAGCGGCTAATTTTTGAACACCAACCAAAGCATTAGGATCTGGATCAGAACCATCTCTAGCTTCGTTTAAACCAGTAACATCTCTCATCATTTGTATGTACTGATTGTAAGCCCCAACTAAAACTTGTATTTGTCCACCTTGACTTCCTGGTAATTCTTGTATTGGAACTCTTCCTGGATTAGGATCACCTTCAACTGTTAATGATCTACCTATAATAGAACCAGTGGAAAAATACATATTTAAAGCTTCTTGAGCATTATAACTTGTACCATTACCTAAATCAACTTCAGCTAATCCATCTGCATCTATAAAAACACCTGAAGGTGTCATTCTTTGTATAGCTTGCTGTAGTTTTAAATGTGTTAATTGAACTAAATCAGCATAAGGTGTCATCTTAGAAACAAGAGATGTTATTTTACCTTTGTATATTCTAGGAGCTGAAACAATGTAGTTCATTAGAACCTTATTAGTGTTAGAAGAAGGACGAATCATATTCGTAGCTTTTTTCCATTTTAACATTGTGTCTGTACCTAAAACAAAAACACCTTCATATACAACTTCTCTAGCTTGTGCAACACGTTCAAATCTAGTTCTTTTATCTTGTGGTGGATTAAAAGAATCACTTTTAGCTATTGCTCTAGAAGCTCCTGTTGAAGTTTCTTTTATTTTATATACATTGTTTTCCCATGTTTTCCAATTAAAATATAAAACAGTTAATGTATTGTTGTTGTCAATATCGCCACCGCTTGAATTTGCTTGCCAATTATTATTATACATGTCAACCCAATTTGAACCTTTCTTTGTCAGTTCATATATTTCTTCATCTGGTAAAGCTGGAAATTCTTTTTTTAATTCATTTAAAGATATTCTTTTAACTTCACCAAAATAATAACAATTTTCAAAATTAGGATCTTCCGTGTACGACCATATTAAATTTGCTGGATCAACATAATCTAACTTAATGCCATCTGTATTATTAAAAGTATTTTTAACAGCACCTATTCCTAATACTGTTAAATCATAGTCAAACCTCTTTTTTAATTCAGGAAATTTATTTGTTAAAAAAACATTATTTATAGCCTGTTCTTCAGCTATTTCAATACCTTGCTTATATCCTAATTGCATGTAAAGTTCTAACTCTTCAGAGTTTGCTGGTAAATCTTCTTCAGGAACATTTCTAGCGTTAACACCAAGTTGAGTTTCTATTTGTTTTAACATTCCTTGAGCGTTTATATCTCTTTGAATATCATTAACAAACTTTGTTCTTTTACCTGTTGATATAGGATCTTGAGCAAATGCTTTTATATCAAACAATCTGTCTTGCATACCGTTAACAACAATATCAACAAATTTAGGTATTATAGGTACTGGTTTCCAATCTAAATTAAGATAAGATAAATCACCATTAACTGCAAATTCATCTTTATATTTTCTAATAGATTGTTCACCTCTAGCATATAATCTTAACCTATGAAATTCATCTCTAGTTTGAAAATACATTCCAGGTCCATTATCTCTATTAAACCATTCCTGCTCAATAGCCCTAGACACAGATAAACCATATTCTCTTGACATTTTTACTTCATCTGAGACTGCTTGACTCGGAAATTGTGTAGGAAGTTGTCCTGTATTTATTGCCATATTTATTTTATTATCTCACTCATTGATCCTTCGTTTTTATATTTAGAAAAACTAAAACCAACATTTTTTGTTGTTCTTTGCATGTTAGGTCTATACATATGTTTTCTACAAGCCATGATAGCTAAACCACTACTTATAGATGCATCATATGCTGTTCTTTTTGATATATCAAATTTAGCCCAATCTTCTAAAGTTCTTTGAAAATACATATTACCATGGTTTTCATTGATTTTACCAACGTAATCTTCTATGTAAGATTCTATTGCTGCAGCGTGTGCTTGCTTTATGTCTTCAGATGTATTAGGTATACCACCTAGTTCTAATTCTGTTTTAGATAAATTACCAATTAATTTGTCAGGTCTATTCATTGAAAAACCTCTATAACCTCTTCTCTTTAAGTGATATAGTAATCTTGGTTTATTATTTTCCGCTAAAATAGGCATACCATAAAAAACCAAAGCCATTAAAACTTCTTCAAAAAAAGTTTCAGCAGTTTGAGGTCTTGCAATGTATTCTAAAAAGAATTTTGTCGTAGGCACATCAGGCGTCATGCTAAAAGTAGTTAAACCGTGTAATGAACCATTAGATCCACCACCGCCAACTGTTCCTGATATATCATAGGAATCACATCCAAAAGCACCTAAACCATCGTTGCCAGGATATTTAATTCCATTTTTATGTATTATATTATTTTGAAAATTATTTTTAGGTAACCAAGATACTTTAAATCTCCCATTTTTAGTTGGAATCCAAACTACTTCAGTATCTTTAATACCATTTTTCCAACTAAATGTACCTTGTACAACATGGCCTTTAGCTGTCATTTCTTCATTAAAATCTATTTGTTCGTATATTTTAGTTAAATTAAATAACGAATTTATTGTTTCATCTCTGAAAGCATGTTTTTCTGATCTTGGAAACTGTCTATAGTACTCATTTAAAGCATCACTATCTCCTTTTAAACCATCCACTTCATTTTCCCAGTGCTCAATAACTCCTGTGTATATCGCTTCCCCATCAATTCCTTCAATCGATTCTTGTGGGGTGTCGAATACAGGATACCCATACTTGTCGATAAATCCTTCGTAACCCCATTCCATAGGTATGAACAAAGAATATAATCCACTTGCAGTCTGACCATTGCGGTTTCTATTTTTAACATCTGAATTATAAAATAATTTTTTAAAGTTATCTCCACCTTTTGACAAAGCATTAGATGTTGATCCCATCATACATTTACCTACAATTTTTGCACCGAGCCTGAGGCAGGTTTTCGTGACCCTCCAGTTGTTGAGGATGTTGTCCGGCCTCTCCCATTTACCCGATTCGTCGTGGACGTGGAGTTGTAGTTTCTCCCCATCGTACGAGTTGTCGCCCGTGTTCTTCCAGTCGATCGTGGTGTCCAAGCCTGCTCCCAATCTCTCTTCTTCTTCTTGATTGGTTTCCTTAAGGGAATTTCTGGTAAGCCTCTTGGAAGGAATCTTGTAGGATAATTCTGTTTTGGGACGTTCCATTCCGTCCTGTATTGGTTTAAAGAAAAACGGATAGTTGATTGAAATGGGTACAATCTTGTCTGTGAACATCTTCTTAGCATCTGCTCCAGTCTTAGATAAGACCCCAAATCTTGAGTCCTTAGAGGTAGTTGCCAAGTTGACTGTCTCTGAAGACGCCATAAAGCTAAATCCAGATCGTCTATTCTTAAGGTAGCACATTCCGTAGCTCCGTTTATCAGCCTTACACGCCTCCCAAAAGTAGTAAAATATCCTGTTTGCCTGTCTAAAATCAGGTGATCCCACGTCGATCTTTGTCCAAGTGAGATAGACATAGTGCGATCCTGTAATGTAGTTCGCGGCACCGTTGCACATGAACCAATAACCAGCATCCCTGCGATTAAACTCACGGTCAATGTAGCTGTAATACTTTTCTTTAATATCTTCTGAAACGTTCTGAAAGTCATATATTGTTTTTAGTTTGCTTAATGATTCTGGTTTATTAGCGACTTTAAAAACTTGATCAACTTTCTTTAGGTCTTCTCCATCTATTTTATCTGGAGTTTTAGGTAATCCTACCTTGAGACCTTGTATGTTATATATGTTTCCTAACGTACCATCTTTACTTATGATGACACAATCTAAATCTTCGTTGTAACCGTATTTAAAGTTTTTATGTTTATTAGTATGTTTAACTTTTTTATCAGCTAAATGATCGCTATGTACTGTGTAAAGAGTTTGCTTATACATTATTTAATACGATTTTCAACTCCTAAAAAAGCTTTTTTTTCTTTTTTGTTTTCTTTAGTTTCAGAAAGTTGTTCTATTTTTTCAATTATTTTTAAAGAATCTTCTATAGCAACCCACTTAGCTTGAGCTGCTGTTTTAGCTTTTTCAGGATCTAGTTCAACTAAATCAATTTTTTGTCTTATAACCTTGTCAAGTTCAATTAAAG